AGAACTAAGAAAACTAGCTGGTGAAATCAAACACATCAAACCACAACACAGACTACAGCTCTATGTAGAAGGCAAACTAATATGCAATTACTACATAGACTTCAAAGTAACAAACTTTGACAACACCACTGAACTAATAGAAGTCAAGGGATTTGAAACAGATCTCTGGCGATTAAAATGGAAGCTAACAGAATCTCTTTTGTATGCTGGTAAAATAGAAGGTGAACACCCTGACACCACAAGTTTAATATTAGTAAAATGAGTGATGACGAAATATTAAATAGATTATATAGAAAGCATACTTCATGGGTTTTAATGGCAGAAAGAATGATGCCTTTGTACTATTCAATGACTGCTGAAGATGTAGTTCAAGAAGTTTATTTAAAAATTTATCAAGAATTAGGGAGCAAAAAGCTAAAATCTACGACTATAATAATAGACGGACAGCCAAACTATGCAATAGTATACTTAAGAATAAGAAATATTATTGCTGATATGATGCGTTCTGAGAAGTCTAGCACACCACTAACCACAGACATAGAAGATAAAGAAGTAGAAAGTGCAGCAGAGTTTTATGAAAAGATTGATGGTGTTATTGAAAATTTTCAATGGTTTCACAAGAAGCTTTTTAAGCTTTATAGCAAAGAGTTTAGATCTATTAGGAAACTATCTAACGCCACGAAGATAAGTTATAAGACAGTATTTAAAACGGTTAAAGAATGCAAAGAAGAAATAAGAAAACAAATTAAAAATGAAAACTGAATATTTGATTGAGAAAATAGGTAAAGATGTTGTTGACTTATTGCTAGAGAAGAATGCAGCTTATGGAGATACAGCAACAAACCCAGCTAATGTATTTAGTAATCTAAATTCTATTGAAGCAATTAAAGTGAGAATAGATGATAAACTATCAAGAATTAAAAATAAAGGTATAAACGATAAAACAGAAGATACATTAACTGATTTAATAGGGTATCTAATACTGTTAAAAATAGCATATTTTAAAAATGAAAAGTAAAGGTTTAGGAGATACTATAGATAAAATTACTACAGCTACAGGAATTAAAAAAGTAGTTAAATGGATAGCTGGAGAAGATTGCGGATGTGAAGAACGTAGAGCTAAACTAAATTCTTTGTTTCCTTACACCACAAAACAAAACTGCTTAGTAGAAGAAGAATACAATTGGCTTCATAATTATATGTCAACACATAGACAAGTTATAAGCAGAGACGAACAACACAAAATGCTAGAAATATACAACAGAGTATTTGAAGCAAACAAACAATCTTCCTCTTGTGGCTCATGCGTAAAAGAATTATACAACACATTAAACAAATTATATAAAGCATATGAACAGGAAAGTTAGAGAACAACCCAAAGCCAAACTACTAGCATACCTAACTAAACACAAACAAGAATTAAGTAAAATATTTAAAGAAAAAGAGAAGCATGAGTACAGCAGATGATATTGTAAATCAAATATATTTTATACACAGCATGACACCTAACAACCAAGAATTTGGGGATAAGATTAGACAAGTCATTATGGAAGCAAAGAAAGAACCACAAAGAAGTTGTGATATAGATGACGAAGAATGTATTAGCTGTGGCTCTTGAAACAAATCAAAGTAATATCAAAAGTTGTTAATGGCAAACTAATTAGAAATAGAGCTAAAGTCAAACAAGCTGTACAAAACTTTGAAGGAAAAGAAATTGAAATAATAGTGAAAAGGAAAACAAACCATAGAAGCAACCAACAGAACGCTTATTACTTTGGTGTTGTTATTCCTATGACTATACAAGCTGTTGAAAATGAATGGGGGGAAATATGGGACGTAGAGAAAGCTCACAATCTGTATAAGTCTTTATTCTTATATGAAGAAAAGATAAATCCAGAAACAAGTGAAGTTATCAAAGTCCCTACTTCATCAACAGAAAACACAACCACTAAACAGGAAGTATTTCATAAACAATGCAGAGACTTTTTAAAAGAATGGTTCAATGTAGATGTACCACTTCCTAATGAAGAAATAATTTTTGATTAATCAAGTTTTTTCAAGATGAGCAAACATGGAGGTAAAAGAGAAGGTTCTGGTAGAAAGGCAAAAGCTGATGAGTTAGAGTTAATAGAAAAACTAACTCCTTTACATGATTTGGCAATGGATGCACTTAAAAAAGGTTTAGAGAATGGGCAATACCAATTTGTGCAATTATACATGAGCTACTACTACGGAAAACCAAAAGAAACAAAAGACATAACAGTAAACCGAGACTTGCCTTTGTTTATAGATTAGATGATACCAGAAAGAACAACAGCAGTAAAAAGGTTAAGAAAGCTTAATCAAAGAACTAAGATTGTTAGAGGGGGATCAAGTGCTGGTAAGACAATAGCAATACTTTGTATTCTAATAGACTATGCTTTAAGACACAAGAACAAAGAAATAAGTATAGTTAGTGAATCTATCCCACATTTACGTAGAGGTGCTTTAAAAGACTTCTTAGGTATTATGAAAGGTCTGAATAGGTACAGAGAAAAAGAATTTAATAGAAGTACTTTAAAATACGAATTTTGGACAGGTTCATATATAGAGTTTTTTTCTACTGACCAACCAGACAAACTACGAGGAGCTAGAAGAACTGATCTTTATATTAATGAGTGTAACAATGTACCATTTAGCAGCTATCAAGAATTAAGCATAAGAACATCTGAAAACATTTGGCTAGATTACAACCCAACATCTTTATTCTGGGTAGACAAAGAATTAATAGGGCAATCTGATACAGACTTTATCACACTTACTTACAAAGACAATGAATCACTTCCAGAATCAATAGTTAACGAATTAGAGAAAGCAAGAGTAAAAGCAAAGACTTCTAGCTATTGGAAGAATTGGTGCAGAGTTTATTTAGATGGTGAAGTAGGAAGTTTAGAAGGTGCTTGCATTCCAGACTGGAAAGAGATTGACATAATACCTGAAGAAGCTAGATTGCTTTGTGCTGGTTTAGACTTTGGTTATTCTGTAGACAGCTCTGCCATGTGCTTGCTATACAAATACAACGACAGCTACATATTTGATGAAGTGCTTTACAAAACAGGTATGTTAAATAGAGACATATCCAACTTTATAAAGAACAATAATATTGACTGTTACATTTATGCAGATTCAGCAGAGCCTAAATCAATAGCAGAAATAAGATTAAGTGGATTAGATGTTTATCCAGTAACTAAAGGCAGAGATTCTATTGTGTATGGTATTAACCTAATAAATCAGAATGAAGTATTTGTAACATCAAGAAGCAAAAACTTAAAGAAAGAATTAGAGGGCTATATATGGATGAAAGACAAACAAGGCAATAGTTTACAGAAGCCAAATCCTATGACTGGAGATCATGCAATAGATGCTGCTAGGTATGCAATGATGATGGAATTAGAAAATCCTAATAGGGGGACTTATCATTTATATTAAAAACGTGGATATCATTTTAACCTTTTTAACGACTTAATAATATGAAGCTAACATTAAATATCCCTGAATCACTAAGTGAAGTTACTTTAGATCAATACCAAAAATGGTTAAAAGTTGCAGAAGGTAAAGATTTAGACAACTTCCTACAGCAGAAGATGATAGAAATATTCTGTGGTGTAACACTAAAACAAGTAATGCTGATAAAAGCAAAAGATATTGAATCAATAGTGGCTCAAATATCAAAGCTATTTGATCAAAAGAATAGTAAGTTCATTGACAGATTTAAGTACCAAGAAAAAGATTTTGGTTTTATACCAAAGCTAGATGACATGACATTTGGCGAATATGTTGATTTAGATAATTACTTAGCAGATTGGCAGCTAATGCACAAAGCAATGAGTGTTTTATTTAGACCAATAACTTTTAAAAAGAAGAATCAATATTTAATAGAAGATTATGAAACTGCTGACAAGTACAACATGAAGCAAATGACTTTAGATGTAGTATTTGGATCACTTGTTTTTTTTTGGAATTTAAGAAACGAATTGCAGAAACATATCCTGAACTATTTGGCGAATCAAACAGAAGTGCCGATCTCTCAAGAACTGCGGGATTCTCTCAGAAATGGGGCTGGTATCAATCTATCTATGGACTGGCAAACGGAAACATTCTCCACTTTAATGAAATAACTAAACAGAAATTACATAAGTGTTTAATGCACTTAGCATTTGAAAAAGACAAATACGAACTAGAGCAACACATACTGAAAAGTAAAACTAAATGACCAAAGAAGAAATACTAGATATAATAGTAGATGAAGAAAACATAGATGAATTAGAGTTTGTGTTGTTAGCTGATGGCTTTGAAGAAGCTTTTGTAGGTGTTACAGTAACAAGTCCTAAAAAGGTCATTTATGATTATTGGAAATGTTTAGACTGTATCATTAAAAAAGAAGGTGTTGGCTTTGATGATGCTTTAGATTTCTTGGAAGAATTTGTAGAAGAAGATTTAGGACTTAACACTCCAATTTATATAAAGAAAATATGAAAAGTTTTTATAACGTAATAGACAGCATCAAAACAGCAGTAAATGCAGAACCATTTAACAATAATGTAAGTTTTGGTGATATATCAGAAATTGATTTAAGTAAGCAAAGCATATTTCCATTAGCTCATATAATGGTAAATAATATGACTGTAGAACAGCAGTATGTTTCATTTAATGTAACACTATTTTTAATGGATCTAGTAGATGTAAGCAAAGAACCAGATGCTAGTTTATTTCTAGGAAATGACAATACACAGGACGTGTTAAATACGCAAGCAGCTCTTGCTACTAGAGTTATAAGAGTATTGCAAAAAAGCAATCTATACAAACAAGACTTTGAGATATTAGGAACTGCAAGTTGTGAACCTTTCCATGATAGGTTTGATAATAATCTTTGTGGCTGGGCAGTAACCTTTAATATTAATGCTAAAGATGAAATGACCTACTGCTAATGAGTGAATTTAAAAATGCTATAGAAGCTTATGCTAAACACGTAGTTAAAGAAGCTAGAAATAACTTGGCTAAAATGGGCAAAGCTGGTGGTCAACTAGACAGGAGTATAGACTATGAAGTAAAGCAAAATAGAACTTCTGGTGGTCAATTTGCTACTGGTTACAATGCAGAGTTTTTTATGGAAGATTACGGAATCTACCAAGACTTGGGTGTGAAAGGAATTGGTGGCAAAAGAAAAACTGGCAAAAACAAAGACAAACCATTTGAAAACAAAGGTAGAGGTGGAGAGTTTCAATTTAGAAAAGGAGTACCAAATAGAGCAATGATTAAAAGTTTAAAAAGTTGGATTACTAGAAAAGGATTAAAAGGTAGAGATGAAAAAACTGGAAGATTTATTACTAACCAAAGTTTGTCTTTTATAATTGCTAAAAGTGTGTTCCATACAGGAATAAAAAGAAGCTTGTTTTTCACAAAACCTTTTGAAGCTGGTATTAAGAAATACGAGAATGATATAGCTAGTGGCTATGGAGATGATATTTTAAATCAATTATAATGAGTACAATAATAAGAACACGATCACCTTTTTTCATAAGGACACCATTAGTAACAGGAAGTGATTTAACTAACCTTAGTTACTTTCAAATTAACATTACTGTTAAAGGTGGTGTTTTAGGTGTTGCTGGTTGTCCAACAAATTTAGGCACATACAGTTTACAGAAAAAACCATTAGGAACAGAAGGTTCTGTAACTATAGAAATAAGCGAATTGGTAAATGATTTTATAGAACAAAAGTTTATTAATAACACCCCTTTAAATGGATATAATACTTCAGCAGATACACAATCAGTTTGGGTTACTGTTGTTACTTCAGCACGAGAAAGTGATGGCACATTAATAGGTAGTGCAACAACTACAAACTATTTAGCTCAAGAGGGTTACAATGATTTTAAAGATGGAGTTAATTACACGACTGAGCCAATAGCAATGATTAGTGGTTCATATATTGAGTATAATAAAGGAGATTATATTTATTTGCCTGTAAATGCTGAAAGGGTAAACAACGTTTATTTTAAAAATAATGGTTCTACTATTTCAACTTATGGTGTTTCAGATAATGGAGATGCAAACCAAAAAATAGATTATGCTTATTACTTAACTACATCACAAGAAATAGATGAAATACAAATTCAGTATGATGGAGACCCTACAACATCTATAACAGTAAAAGAAATTGAAGAATGTAAATATCCAGTTCACAAAATTGTTTTCTTGAATAGATGGGGAGCTTTTCAAGATTTGTACTTTTTTAAAAAGTCTACAGAAAGTTTAGAAAGCAGAAGCGAAAATTTTAATAGAAGCATATTTGAAGCAAGGCAAGTTACCTTTTTAGAAAGAGAAGGCGAATGTGAAGAAAATTATAATTACAATGTTTATAGCACAACAGCACACGCAAAGAAAACTTTTAATGCTAATGCTACAGAGTCAATTAGCTTAAATACTGGTTTTGTCCCTGAATCAATGAATCCATATTTTGAAGAATTAATGGTTAGTGAACATATATGGCTTGTAGATTCTGCTGATGTTGTTTATCCAGTCAATTTAAAAGACAGTTCATTTACTTATAAAACTGGTTTAAATGACAAGCTAATAAACTATACAATGAACTTTGAAAAAGCATTTGATTTAGTTAATAACATTAGATAATGCAAAAGGTAATTCTATACATACAGCCGCAGTTAAGAAACACAACTACAACACAGGATTTTGTTAGAGTTGATTTAATGGAAGAAGAACTTATTTCATTAACTCAAGTTATTCAAGATGTAAGTGATATAGATAAACTGTTTACTGATTATTCAAGAACTTTTAATTTACCAGCAAGCAAAACAAACAACAAGATTTTTAAGCATTGGTATAACCCAGATATAGAAGGTTTTGATGCTAATGTGTTTTGTGAATCAAGAATTGAATTAAACCACTTACATTTTAGGTTTGGTAAAATACAATTGAATGAGGTTATCATGAAGTTCGGAGAGCCATCAATGTATAAGGTAACATTTTTTGGTAATACAGTATCTTTTAAAGATAAAATTAATGATGACCAGCTTAGTGATTTAGTTTGGTTAAATAATTTTAATCATGATGCAGATGCTGACTATATTAAAGCTGCTTTAGAATTTGGAAAAGATGTTACTGTTG